GTTCCCACAATTGGATCTTCCTCTTTCATATCAAATGTCTAAGTAATAGGGCTGGTGCGTTGCATGTAGAAGGATTAAACTACTACAAGTAACGTACTGACCTATAACTATGGCAAATTTCTACTCTGTTCTACCTGGCCTTCAACCCTCAGCGCAAGATATTCTTGAAGCCGAGCTTCTAGCCAAGCAAATTCTTGAAGCACAATATCCAGACCTAGACCTCCGAGAAGGTACAGGGCTTCGTGATATGGTTCTGCGACCATCTGCTATGCTACTGGCACTGGTTCGTCTTGGTATCGATTACTACTTTGCTCAGAACACTATTGCTGGAGTAAATGATACTACTCCTACTAGCATCGTTGATAACATTCTTTCAAACTGGTTTATTAACCGTAACCTTGGTACTCGTGCTGTTATTAGCGCACGTCTATTCTTTGCCAAGCAAAAGAACGTATCTCTAACGACTGATATCTTTTTCTCAACCGATAACATCTCTAAGTTCTTCCCTCAGGCTGCAGTTACATTCAGCTCAGGCACGCTTACATATGATGCTTTCCAAAACGAATACTATGTTGACGTTGACCTAGTTGCAGAAGCAGAAGGAACACAGTACAACATCGGTTCAGGCTCACTTCTTTACTTCTCTAACTTTGATCCGTACTTCCTTCACGCAGAAATTAACTTCCTGAAGGATACTTCAGTATCATCAGAGACTAACGAAGAGTTTATTACACGTGCTCAGAACGCTATTTCTACACGTAATCTGATTAACGATCCATCAATCAGTTCAAACCTGCAGAATACCTTTAACTTTCTGGATAAGATCGTTTCAATCGGTATGGGAGATCCTGAAATGATTCGAGATCAGATTCAGGCTGTATTCACAGGTCAGCTAGCACAGCTCATTACTCAGCTTACCAGCTCAGGTACTACTGCGACTGCTACTTTGGCTAATCACGGCTACAACTCGGGACAAACTGTAACGATTGCAGGCGGTGCTCCAACTACGTACAACGGTTCGTATACGATTACCGTAATTGATTCTTCACACTTCACGTATCAGATGGCTACTGCTGCAACTAACGTGACCGTCCTTCCTACGGTTCAGGCTGTGAACTCACCGTTACTTATACATAACGGAGGCATGGTTGACGTATACTGTGGCAACACCATTGCTACATCAATCGTACAAGTTACAACAGATGACTTCGGCGATGCTGACTTGACTGGTGCAATCTACAACTTCACACGTAGCTCAGTAAGCGGTGGAAGCTCAGACGATACTATTCCGTTCCTGGCTACAATCTCTGCTTCAAGCACGACGGTTGCAGCTAATCTAGGTCTTGTTCACGTTGCTTCAACTAGCCACGGACTATCAACTGGCCAAATGGTTACAGTGTCAGGTCTTGTTGAGACGTTGCCTATTACTTCGATTTCATGCTCTGCCATTACTGTAACTGTAGTTTCTGCTAACCACGGTCTGACAAGTGGTACGTCTGTAACCATTCAAGGCGTAACACCGATTCAGTACAATGGTACGTTCCCGATTAACGTAGTTGATGCTAATACTTTCAACTACATCGTATCATTTAACATTGCAACGCCCGGTTCTGGCTCATCAATGCTTATTGCCAACCCATCGCTTGCAGGACAGTTTTCTGTAAACGTGTTAAGTGCAAATGCGTTTGACATTGTAATGCCTGGCCTTTGGACAAATGCTACCGTCACTAACAACATCGTTATTAACTATGCTGTACCATTTACCTTTAAAAACAAAAATACGCAAAGCCAAGCTATTACTGCGCTTACTTGCACAGGTACTACTGTTACCGTAACAATTCCTAACCACGGAATTACTGAGAACCGCTATGTGACAATTCGTGGTGCAACTCCATCCGATTACAACGGCACATGGCTAGTAACTAACGCTCTTAATAAAGATCAGTTCCAATTCACAGTTCCAGTAACTATCGGAAGTCCTGGTTCAAATGCAGTATGTGATTCTGTTATTCCTTGGTTCGATTATGGTTTTAGCTCCCGTCAAGACTTGGTTGTAAGCTTTGGTTCACTCTATGCTAATCAAACAGCAAGTTTCCAAATCAGCTTCTTTGATAACGTTGATAGCGTACAGTCATATCTAGAGAACTCAACAAACCGTGTACTGTGTGGAGATTTGCTTGCTCGTGGATTTAACTTCTACTTGATCGATCTGTCAGTAACTGGCTATAATGGCGTGTCCCCAGATGCGACCGTAATTACTGAAACTACAAAGAATTTCTTCAGTAATATGAATCCAGGTGATACCTTGATTCTTTCAGATCTTATGGCTCAGCTTTCACTAGCCGGTATTACGAATATCAAGACTCCGCTTGGCGTAGCTTACACTCATTACACTCGTGACTTGATTCCTGCAACCACAGGTATGATCACTGACTATCTAGATCCAGCAGATAGAACTAACATCTTTATACTGAACACTGTAACAACGAATAACCAAACAGTTTAACTATGACTCGTGCTAACTTCACTGAAAACGGCCTGAACATCGGGCAGAACCTAACGAATATGACGTACCTATATGGTATTTCAGATTTCTTCACGGTTCTGTTCGAGGATACAGACCGTATGAACCTTATCCTTGAAGCTGGCACAGAAGGGGCTGCAGAAACTTACAGCAAGTTCTTGCAGCTTACCTCGTCAATTAGCCTTGCAACGATTCAGGAAACTATTGGCTCATCTATTGAGCTTGTTATTCTTCCTGCATCCAACGCAGTGCAAGGCCAAGTAAACACGTACAAGGTCGGCAAGGCAATTACCTCAAGTCGATACATTGCTAACCGTCCATTTCTTCCCACGGTAATTCTTGAGGAAGACGTTGACTATCATCTAGAAACAGCACTTGACGGAACTATGAATGTTCGCTTTGCTGCTGACATTTCAGATAAGGGCTTTTCATCTAACACAGATGTCAATGGCGTTCGTCAGTATGCAATGTGGTTCGTAGATGCAACAATCGATGAAAACCTTATCTCAACGATGTTCGGTGATTTGATTGGCGTTGATCCTGAGAGTTCAACTGATGCATTCTACAACTTCGTTTACGGCCTATACTACGTATACGTTAATGGCCCTACTCTTGATTTAGTTCGCAAGGGATTAAACCTTGTTCTTGGCATGCCTTTGGCTCGTGCAAATGAGACTGTTCTTGATGTTCGTAACTATCTTGAGACTGACCAGTACATCGTTATTACTGACCAGAACCAATATCTAATTCCTTTCGGGGTTGTTCCTAACGTTGTACCGGGAGATAGCATCGTCACAGGTCAAGAGTTAGCTCAATGGGTTGAGATTCAGGATTACCTGAGTGATGGAGAGTGGTGGCTTAATTTACAGATTCCAGCTTCAATCATTCCTGAACTACCGGCTGGTCAGAAGGATAGATTTGCAACTGAAGGTAGTCACTTCGACTATCTAATGCGCAACTACCTAAAGAAACACACGTTTCTAGTAAACGTGAAGGTAGACTCGTTTAAAAATATTCAAACGTTCCAGCAGCTATCGGATATTATCAACAAAGTAAAACCTACGTACACTCAACCGATTTACGTTTGGTCTATTACTGCGATGACAGAAGAGCTTACTCTAAGCGATGATCTGTCTACGTATCGTGTTGATCCTAGCCGCTGTGAAAAGATTCAATACCCTATCGCTCGTATGCGCAGGGATAATACTGACGACCCTATTAAGCGTGGTTGCCCTACGTTCATTCGCTCTAACGTACCAATGTGGGTCACTAAGGTCCTGGGTACAGATGAACTTATCAATGGCACCCAGACTACTGTTAACGGCGGCTCACTATCAGGCTTCGTAAATCCACAAGCTCAGTTCCGTGCAAATACAACGCAGGAAACATCTTGGCTTACTGCTATGTTCCAACGTGGACATGACCAGACTCAGATTCGCCGTGACAAAGTAGCGTTCAACCGTAGTCGTGGTGACTTGACAGTTGCTAATGGCAAAGCCGTAACTTGGTACGACATCCCTGCCGGTATGAAGGTTGTTCCGCTTTACATTACCAAGCAATACGACATTGCTGCTAAATGCTTATCTGTAGGCACAGACGTTCCGCCTACTGGTCAGTGGGTGTTTTCCATTTTCAACCCTTCTAATTCTGGCCTTGCAATTAACGTGGCGGCGATTAATGATAGCGGATCGTCTTTTACAATAAACCCGCTTGTAACGTTTTTTAACACTTTGTTTTTCCGTGGCACTAACGTAGGTTATCTGGGAGCATTGATTCCTGATCTTGGAATGCAAGCAACGTATGCGCCTACTCCAGCAGACATTGGATTAGCAGACTATTTGATGGGCGTTCGTATTCTAGAAGATACAGTTGGAATTTACTGGGTCACAGAGAATGCTTCTATTGAATCTCCTCAGTACTTCCCAGTAGAAGAAATGGATAGAGCTGTTATTAGTTACGACATGCCATTGACCCGTGGCCACCAAGCAATTGGAACTCCGCATTATACTTTGCGCGGCTCAGATCTTAACTATACTGGTGATTCGAGCATTGACGGCACTGCGATTAATGAAGAATCCGGCTATAATAACTCTATAACTCCGAACACTTATTCGGACAAATACAACTCGTCAGTTACAATTACCAGAGGTGGTACAGTTATCACCCATGCACAAGAACTCAGCTAAACATGAAAGACCTTATTAATCGCTTCGTTAAACGCTTTCTCAAGATGGTCAATCTTATTCCGCTTGAAGGCGTTTTAAGAGTAGAGAAGTGGTATCCTGATGGCCGTAAAGAACTGGCTTTTGAAAAGAAAAATCTTATCGTGCTCACGGCTAAGCAAGTTCTTTTGAGTAGCCTATATGTAGCCAACCAGTTGTCTGATCCAATCATTAATCTGAAGATCGGCACTGGTGGATGTATCGACCCACAAGGTCTATTTCCGAAGCCTATCAGTCAAGCTATGTCTTCGCTGTTCACTCCGCTTCTTGACGTTGCTACATCGTTTACCATTAACAATGCTGCACCTTCAGTTACGTTCATTGCGGACGTTGACCAAGGCACAGCTAATGGTCAGTTGATCACAGAAGCGGGTCTGTACAAGGCCAGTGGAACGATCTTCAACATTAAAACCTTCCCGGGAATTCCCAAAACTTCGGAATTTTCAATCCATTTCGAATGGACGATTCAGTGTAGTTGAGGTATAACGGGGTTTATACGGGCCTCGTTTCTTTCTAGGAGGGGCAGACGCATGGTACGCCTTAGCAGCCTCAGACATTTTTTTACGTTGCTCTTCCGGAATTGTTTTACCTTTTTGAGACTCTGACATATTTCTTCTGGACTGCTCTGTATGCTTTCTACCTTTGTTAGATAGCGCCATTTTTTTAGCATTCTCAGAATCACTTTTACGTCCAGGTCTTCCAGTATGAGTTTTAGACATTTTTATCTTTGTTTCTTTTGCAAGCGGAATTCCCTTCCTTAATTCGGATTGTTTCTTCTTGAGCCAAGAATATACTTTGTTGTTGCTTCTCTCTCCATACGGATTACCCGACATTGCCATAGCTGCGTACACAAGGCCTGGTACTGTCGGGTTTATTTTTACCAGTAACTGATGTGCTACATAGTGTTCTGAAGCTGTCAGTTTGACTAAGTTACTTTCTAAATCAGAGCCTCCCATACATCGTGGTAAAATATGATGAACTTCGTAATATGATCCGTCTGGAAACGTTCTTGATAAAGCTTTTAAAATCAGATTGTCGTATATAGTTTTATAATTCATAAATT